AGGGCGGAGATACCTAACTACAAACCGCTTGTAGTGCCTCCTAACACGCTTCGACCGCCACCAGGTATTGAGGGTATTAATACTGAGGATGAACCTCCACAAGAGGAGGAAAGTACTACCTCTAAAAGGCAACCTACAACACCCAATATACCTTTACCATCTGAAGCTCAGATCATAGAAATCCCATTTACGGACATTGAAGTCCCAATGCCGACGACTACGATCATGACCACAGCAGCTACAACAGCATTTATTTCTGTTGCCGCCACCCTGACTGCTACTTCTTTATTTAAATATTTAGTGATGGTAATGAAACCCATCATGAAAACTACATGGAACAAGATAACAAAAAAGAAGGAACCAAAAGCTTCTTAGCTAAAGTTAAAGAAAATACTGAGGATGAGATTCAAATCCTCGGTACTTTTGTCCGCTTAGGTGTCGTAGTTTGGAGTGGTTTTATTATCACTCTAAATTACGTAGACCTACCTATGATTAAAAAAGGGCAAAGCGGTGGTGACATAACTTTTGTTGCCTCAGTTTTTACTGGTGCTCTTGCAACTTTTGGTTTAACTACTTCCAATAATAAAGCCGCTCCTAAATCTCCTGATCCCAAAAAGAAAGAAGAATGAAACGACTATTACTTTTATTGTTTTTAGCTAGCCCTGCATCAGCGCAGGTAACACCGAACTTTACGCAAGGTTCAATGCAGTCAACTACAACTACCACCATTGATATTGACCGAACTATCGCGACAAACGTATATGGTGGTGATTATTCATCATGGTCTGGAACAAACGTAGTCCCGAGCGGGGACATTGCAGATACAGCTACAACCTACTCAGTCCACACTGCTGGCGATCAATTTCAACTAGAGATCGTAACGAGAGCAGCGGGCAAAATCCAAGACAGCCTGGTCACCGAAACCATCGAGCAGGTTTCTACTACTACATCCTTATCGGTCTTCTCTCAGTAAGTCCTGTATTTGCAAACGAAGAGCCTAAAGTACAAAACACATCAAATCCCGTGGCAGCAGCTACGGGTAATGTCACTAATCAGGCGGTGCAATTCCAGAACAATGGTGCACCGTCTCGTCAATATTTTGCAGGAGGCAATAGCTGTAATGGAACCACCATGCAATTATCACCCTTTTATATGGGCAATGATACTATTCCTCACGATTACACAGGGTATGTACGGAGCAATAACTTCGGCGTACAGCTGAACTTTGCAGTACCACTTGATGGTGGGATGATTGAAACCTGTAAAGCTATTGCACGTAAACACGAACAAAAAATGCGTCTTGACTATGAATTAGTTAGGGCTATCAAATGCACAGAAATCATGAAAAATGGTTTTACGTTTAGACCCGGTAGCCGTGTCGAAATGTTGTGTCATGACATTGTACCTATTGTATCTTTAACTAATGATTGAAGCAGCAATCCCTGCTGTCGTCGCTGCGATTGCAGGCGGTGCAGCTTTAAATAATCGAATTCACAACAGAATAAACAACGTCCATGATCGCATTAGTGGTCTTGACAGACGTATAGATGCTATTGAACTTAGTGTTGCACAAGATTATGTATCTAAAGCTGATCTATCAACAATGGTTCAGCGAATGGAAGATCATATGGTTCGCATCGAAAACAAACTTGACCAAATTGTCCTTAGAAACACTTAACTATGTCCCACCAACTTGTAGACCTTTATATCAACAAAGTCATCGGTGACTTTGACACAATTGAAGGTGCAGAGAAAGCACTGAGCCGTCTTTATCCTGAAGCTGGCCGGTATGAAATCAAATCTCCCAAGGTACGTAAGCCACGGGCTAAGAAAGCTGATGTCGAAGAAGAAAGCAACTGAAGATCAGTTTAATGAGCTTCATAATCTAGTTACTAACGAATTTTTAAAGCGCATTAAAGCTGGAGAAGCCACCGCACAAGATCTTAAAGCAGCCTGTGATTGGTTGCATAAGAATGACATCTCTGGAGTTGCCTTTGAAGGTAACCCATTAGATAAATTGTCAACCATACTCCCAAAGGTTGACCCAGAACTCGTACAAAATCGTCTCTATGGCACTCGGAAGAACAGCTAGACATTATCGGTCTAACCCTGCTTCCCGACAAAAACATCGAGACTATATGGCAGGGTATAACAAGACCCCAAAACAAAAAGCATATCGAAGAGCACTCGCCCAAGCACGTCGCAAGCGAGGAATCATGGGTAAAGGCGGTGATGATTTATCTCACAGTAAAAACGGCCGCCTTACACGTAAATCCATGAAGATCAACCGTGGCGCTAACGGACACGGTAATAACTCTCGATACGCATGACACCATTCTTGCCTACACCTGATCACTACTTACATAATCTGATAGCCATGAACAGTTCTATGTCTAAGAAGCTTTGGAGAAAAGCCCTTAAGGAACATTTCGACTGTACATGTGTTTATTGCGGACAAACTTATGAATTATCTAATCTTACTCTCGATCATGTTGTTCCTCGCAGCGCTGGTGGTGAAACCATCGCCTCGAATATCGTACCAGCGTGTGAGAAATGTAATCAGAAAAAGGCAAGTAAACCAGTTAAAGAATTCATGCGATCTACTTTCGGCGTGAATCGACTTCGTGAATACGTAATTTCAAAACATACTAATGTCTAGAGAACAACTTATGGCGCAACAACGCGCCCGTGTACTTGCAATGCGTGCACGTAAATTGGCTGCAAAGAAAGCAGCAGAAGCTGCTAAGAAATATGGTTCAGGTAAAACAAAGGGCGTTACCCGCGACACTTCTAAGGATCAGTCACGCAAAAAACTTAAAACGAAAGCAGAAATCAAACGCTACGGCTCTGGTGGTGGAAACGCTACTACACGCACACGTACTGGTGGAAAGAGTCGGTCTGCTACTACAACACCAGTTACATCACCCCAATCTGCTGGCAACAAACCTGTTCAAACACAATCTAAGGTTCAAAAAGCCACTCAGTCTGTAAAGCAATCTAATAGGGGTAAGCAGCGTTTTTTTGAAGGCGCTGAAGGCGGTATACACGACAAGGCTATCAAGAACCTAGAAAAAGCTAAACGCAATTTCTTTCGCTCCAGCAGCGGTACGCGTGGAGAAAATCTCCCCCCTAACCCAAAGCTGTTATCCCAACCGACAAAGCCTAAGCGCAGCAGCTTCCCCGCCGGTCGTGCTGGCGCTGCTGCTTACGCGGCTGCTCGGGCTAAGTACAGGAAACTCAAGGCACGTGTTCCGAAAGTTCGTCGTAAGACCAACCGTCGCGGTCGGGCTATCTAATTATTCCACTTAGTCAACCAATACGCCACTCCGAAAGGGGTGGCTTTTTTTATGCATCCTCCTAGGCCTTCTGGTCCTGGTTGGGAGAAATATAAAAGTTCTGAATCTAAACATTGGCAAGAAAACGGAAAGGGTAGTGGTAAGTACTACAACCACAATGGTCAACGCTGGCGTCTTGACCGTAAGTCCGAAAATGGACAACCATTCAGAAGCTCTCCTAAATCAGTTGACGTAAAAAATACTGAAAGCTCCAAACAAAATACAGTTAGACAAGACAAAATTAACGGACAAACTCATTCTTCTGTTGACCCTAAATCAGCTCAAAATAAAAGAGCTTATATCAACGGTAATGGAAAACAAGCACACCATAACTCTCCCATTGACCGTGTCTATCGCGGTTTAATGCAAAAATATGGTGGTAAGATTCCAGATTCTGTCCGGAAAATTTACGCTAAACAGGGCGTCTACTTTGGTGATGATCCCCGTAATTTGATCCCTGCTGATCCGAAACAGCATTCCGCTATTCATAGTCAATACCATAAACTTGACGGTGCTTTAAAAAAGTTACAACAACAAGCAGATTTTGTCGCTAGGCGCGGTCCTGGAATGATGGCACGTGGTGTTGTTCCTTGGCTTGCTTATGTACCTGAACTTGATGAAAGATTCGGCGGTCACATAAACAATGGTATTAATAATGGGTTTGATTATTTTCGCTCGCGAGCTATTGATCAACTCCAACAATTAGCTGACGGTTTTGCGTCTCGTATGCCTCCACAAGGTGGCTCTTATGTTGATTATGGTCAATGATATATGTCCAACGTTTTAGAGGCCTTACAGGCCGATTTCAAGCTGTTTCTGCAAGCTTTGTGGGAACAACTTGATCTACCTTCACCCACAAGAGCCCAATATGCAATCGCTGATTATCTCCAGAACGGACCCAAACGTCTACAAATTCAAGCCTTCCGCGGAGTCGGAAAGTCTTGGATTACTGGTGCTTTTGTTCTTTGGACTCTCTTTAATAATTCCGAAAAGAAGATCATGATCATCTCCGCTTCTAAAGAGCGGGCTGACAACATGTCTATCTTTCTACAAAAACTAATCATTGAAACGCCATGGCTTTCTCATTTACGCCCGAAGTCCGACGATGCAAGGTGGTCGAGGATAAGCTTCGATGTACTGTGCTCACCCCACCAAGCACCAAGCGTAAAAAGCGTGGGCATCACTGGACAGCTGACCGGAAGCCGCGCAGATTTAATGATTCTCGACGACATTGAAGTTCCTGGTAACTCAATGACCGAACTGATGCGGGAAAAGCTTCTACAACTTTGTACAGAAGCTGAGTCCATCCTTACACCTAAGGATGACTCCCGCATTATGTACCTCGGTACTCCTCAGACAACCTTCACTGTCTATCGCAAGCTAGCTGAACGTAACTATCGACCCTTCGTATGGCCTGCTCGTATACCACGTACTCTTGCTAACTACGAAGGTCTTATAGCTCCTCAATTACAAGATGATATTGACAAAGGTGCAAAAGCTTGGGATGTAACTGATCCTGATCGTTTTGATGATCTTGATCTCTTAGAACGTGAAGCTGCTATGGGTCGTAGCAACTTTATGTTGCAATTCCAATTAGACACAACACTAAGTGATGCAGAAAAATTTCCCCTTAAATGTGCAGATTTGGTTGTTACCAGTGTTAACCCTAGTACTGCTCCTGATTCCGTCGTCTGGTGTAGCGATCCCCAGAATGTTATCAAAGACCTACCCACTGTTGGTTTACCTGGAGATTATTTCTACAGTCCAATGCAGCTCCAAGGAGAGTGGCATCCTTACTCCGAAACAATCTGCTCAGTTGACCCGTCGGGTCGTGGCACAGATGAAACAACAGCAGCTTATATCTCCCAACGCAATGGTTTCTTGTACTTGCACGAAATGCGTGCTTTCAGAGACGGATACTCAGATCAAACATTACTCGATATTTTGAGAGGTTGTAAAAAGTATGGTGTCACGAAACTCGTTATTGAAACTAACTTTGGTGATGGCATTGTTGGTGAATTGTTCAAGAAACATATCGTTCAGACCAAACAAGCCATTGACATCGAAGAGGTCCGTGCCAGTGTGCGTAAGGAAGACCGAATCATTGATTCGCTTGAACCTATTCTCAACCAACACCGCCTTGTTGTAGATCGACAAGTCATTGAATGGGACTTTAAATCAAACTCTGATGAAGCTCCAGAGAAACGCCTCATGTACATGCTCTTCTATCAGATGAGTCGTATGTGTAAAGAAAAAGGTGCAGTCAAGCATGACGATAGAATTGACTGTCTTGCTCAAGGTGTCAAATACTTTACTGATGCTTTTGCTATCTCTGCTCATGAAGCAGTCAAAGATAGAAAGATGGATGAGTGGAATCAAATGCTCGCTGAATGGCATGACAACCCTCAAGCTGCAGCTAATCACATGGTCCTTGGTCTTAACCTTGACCAACGTAGACAGGCTTCAGGCATAACCGTAGACAACTCAGTCCCCACCTGGGTTTAGGAGAAACCCCTCACTTATACAGGGAGAAGGGTGGACTCCCTGTGTTTAGGGGGAGACATCCTTCCCCTTTACTTATATCCGATGAATGGATATACCGTAAGTACCGCCCAACTAAAAAGACACAATTTACTTTCACCTTTACTAACTACTTGTTGATCTTGTGGTCCTCTTATTGGACCTACTTATCAACTCTTAGTTTCCCACCTATGTCACAAGTAAAACTAATACACTCCACTCCTGAAGGAGATCAACTCATTGCTTACATGGCACGTGTAAGTAATCCAGCTAATCAAAACAACACTAAGACTAGTAGTAAATTGATTAGTTACCTCATTAAACATAAACATTGGTCACCTCTTGAGATGGTCAATATGTGTGTAGAGATAAATACTACTCGTAGTATCTCTGCTCAAATCCTTAGACATCGTTCCTTCTCTTTTCAAGAGTTTAGTCAAAGGTATGCACAAGTCGTAGATAATCCTACTATCCCTGATCTTCGTACACAAGATACAAAGAATAGACAAAATAGTATTGATGATCTAGACCCTTTTACTAAGCAAGAACTACAGCTTAAAGCTAAGTACCTCTTTGATCAAGCACAGATTCTTTATGATGAAATGTTGGGTGCTGGTGTAGCTAAAGAGTGTGCACGTGATGTGTTGCCTATGGCTTCTAATACTAAATTGTATATGAATGGTACTCTTAGGTCTTGGGTTCATTATTGTGATCTTAGATGTGACAATGGTACACAGTTAGAACACCGTATCATTGCAGATAAATGTAAAAAACTGATTATTCAGCAGTTTCCTATGGTCGCAGAGGCATGTGGTTATGTGTGAAGTGCTCCTGAGTATGTTTATTGTGGGTTTTGTCAACACTGGTCCTGATACTTACCTTGTTCAGGGTCAAGATATGGAGGGTAATGTCATTGAATGTGAGATGATTGTCGTTCCAAAAGAAAATAACATAAATTTCTGAGGTCATATACGCATATGGCGGGCGCCGTCAACCCCCATAGGGGGTCCAAAATGCCGCGTTAGTTCTACAAACTAACGGAAAACACTGGGTTTTAGAAGAAACACGAGCGCATCAGCCGCACGCGGTAGTAAGATCTCCCGTGTTATTTCGTGTCCATCTGTCTGCGCCTTATTGAGAATGTTGAGAAAGCCAGTGATACCAATGGATTACAGATGATAAGCAGCACTGATCGTTGGCTGACCAAAGACTAATCATTCCGTTGCCGCAATGGTTCTCGTCTGCTGTGGTATCACCTTGCTACATTGTTGCGATGTTGCAACGGTTGCATTGGCGCTATGGTGCTACCAGATGAGTGGTTTGATGATTGATCTTTCGATCTCTCGTCAGAGAGTGAGAGAGATCTCAAGAGTCAACCACCACTCACTGACTCTCCGAACCTTGACAACTTCATAACCGCTGCAACTACCGACGAGAGGTAGGCACGTCCTCTACAGCACAGCTGTTGGTTGCACTAGGGTAACACTGGCGGAGCCACACGCATTGTTTGCTCATGGCAGGCTGGCATCCACCGGGGTGCATCAGGGTTCGAGTCCCTGCCCAGTCATTGAGTCATCACGGACTCAAACGTTTGTTTATTTCTTTTCAATGTTCATTCAAATTCCTTGCCGTACATCAGCATGTGTCGAGGTTATGTATGTTGATCCATTGCGTGGTGTTG